GTACTTATATATGATATTAGGAAAAAGTAGTGGAGATATACGATTGTTCTTATACACACATACCTGCTCAAATGGTGATACAGATACGTCTATAATATTAAATGTACTATAGTCTCCTCCAACACCTTTTGCAACATCAACAGTACAAATATAGTTATGACTCTTCTCAGGTTCTTTATATACTAAGAGGTTTCCACCCTCTAGTACTTTAATAGGATCTTTAGCCCTAAGCTCCATAAGGATAGAGCCGTCTATGAGTGTGTCTCCAGTGCCAAAGAAGGTATTACCAAACTCTTGATCGAATTGCAAGAGAGAAGTGTTAGCTATAGTCTGTTGTTTCCATTCATCATCACGTCCTGGAACATCCCACCAATCAACTCTGAAAGGTATATAATCATTTGTACCTTGTACAGCACCTTCCCAAAGCTTATGAAACATATTACCAACACCGTTAGCAGTAGATGTAATAATAACTTTAGTATTAGTACCAGATGAAATAACTGGATATGTAGATGTATAGAATGTAGCAGCATCATCAACGAACGCAAACTCGTCTAAGTATAGAAGGTTAACAGACATACCACGAATAGATGATCCTGAAGTAGCTGCAGCAACGATACGAGAGTTATTACTAAACTCTATTGATTTCTTATTGAGAGATTTACATCCTGGTTGTAGATAGAACGGTAGATTCTCTAACATAAGAATAACTCTACCAAGCATCTCCATAGACGTTGCGCCTTTGTTAGCTAAGATAGCAACAACCTTCTCAGGATGAAACACAGCAAACCAAAGTATATAAGCAACAGATGATATAGACTTACCAGACTGTCTACAAGCTAGAACAATAGAGAAACGTTCATTAGTAAAGTGTTCAAACATCTTACTCTGATAGTCATAGAGCTCAAAGTTAACCAACCCTTTGTCAAGGTGAATAATTTTACAGAATTTTGATGCAAAGTAAGAAGGATCTTTCATACACTTCTTGTATTCTTCTACTTCGAATACATTGAACTGTGTAGTTACTCCGTCACGTTTTACATTAGGGTTACCTAAATATGTATCATTCATCTTCGTGTTCTATTGCTTCCACATCTTTCATCAACATACGTTGCAGATCAGTAGTTGATCCGACAAAAACATTATTATTAGTTGTTGGAAGAGCAGGAACTTCTTTCTTTTCCATATCATGTTTCTTCTTATGAAGATCCATTAACGAGCCGTTTATATCGCCTACGTTTTTCATCATACCTGATAGCACTTCGAATGCTCTTGGATGCTCTGTAGCACGAGCTACTTCCATCATATCTTCTAAAGCCTCAGAGCCTTTGGCTAGCAGGTCATGATAGATCTGTCTAGAATATTCAAAGTCATTATCTTTATTATCATTCGAGCTCATAGTTATATACTTCCGAGAATCCATAATCACTGTCTGCACTAACACCAGCAGGTGTAGGAGTTATTGTAATAGTTAAGTAGTCACTGTCAGCAGTACCAATATCATCTAAATCAATCTTAGGTATAGCCTTTGTAATAACATTCTTATCAGCAATAGGTCCGTAGAAGTTTGCTTTCATTTCGAATGTAAGAGTATATATAATAGTTCTTCTGGTTGCAACATCACCTTCAAAGTCATCAGCAAAGTCAACTGATTGTAGAGTAATAGGTACATCTTCTTTTAGATCTGGATAAGCGCTAATAGGAGCCATAGTAAGGTTATACTGTGGAGCAAAGTATGGCATAATCTGCTCTACTATCTGTAATGCATCATCCTGAGTCTTAGCATACACGTTTAACTGAAACGTTATGTTATATGGTACATAAGCATTAATTTTTGCTCTTTGTGCTGCAGTAGAACCTGTTTGCATAAAGTTAGAAGTCTTTTGCAATTGTCTTGTAGGATCATATGTATAAGATACAATCTCAAAAGACATTCTAGGAAGCTTAAGTGCTACTCGTTGGCCTGAAGCCAAGTCAGCCTGCTCTCTAATACGATCTAAGAACTTAGCTTTAGGAGCATATGATAGAGGAACCTTTACAGTACTGATAACAGCGCCTGTAGAGTTCTTTCTTAGTACATAGATATCATTAAAAACCTTACCAAATATAGCAACAGAGCGTCTTACTCGTTCATGATAGAAATAATTACCAAACATTAGCTAGGATCTCCAAATGGGTTCGATTCACTAAAGTCTAAGAAGTCCGTTAGAGTATCAAAGTATTCGTTTTGTTCATTAGCCGATGATTGAATATCTTCACTAACTCCTGATACAACCGCACCTTTAGATGTAGTTCTGTCCACAACAGCTCTACTTAAATTCGGCAGATGGAACTTACCATCATTTGCGCCAAAGCTAATTAATTTTAAGATTTTAGTGTCTGGATTAAATTCAGCAACTTCACCAGACAGTATAGTTCCGTCTGATAGAGTTTGATCAACCATTTCACCGATAGTGTATTCAACCCCTAATGGAGCAGCTATTGTTACAGTTGGAGCACTAACATAAGAAGCTCCTCCAGCAGTTACATTAATACCTGTTATAGTACCAGTTCCATCAATCACTGCAGTAGCTGTAGCGTCTCCTGCAACTGTTACTACTGGTGCAGCTGTATATCCAAATCCAGCTCCTGTAACAGCTATACTTGATACAGAACCACCTGTTAAAGTAGCTGTAGCTGTAGCAGTAGTTTTTGTTGTATTCATTGTTAAATAATATGCATATGCATAATCATCTTGAATGTCATCTATAACATCTACATTAGTGTCAAAGTCTTCATCATTGTATTCGAAGAGCTCACAGCGTAGTTTATATGTTGGTAAGTTTTGTAACTGATAGAACGGCTGTTCATGTTCAACATGAGTGATCTGAAACAGTTTAGATGAGAATGGAATATAAAGTAAATCACCTTCTGCAGGTCGTGCAATAGTAATCTCATTATCATGTCTATGAATAGTTTGATTCCATCTACGACGAGAAACAACAAACGTTGCCTGGTCTCTGATTTCTACACCAAACTTAGAGAATAGATCTCCCTCACCATCAAATCCATCTACGTTCTCAATCCACATC